GAAGGCTTCAAATGACCATGTAATGCCCTTGTGCCATAATCATCATCAAGGCGCGCAGGGCATCCACACAATCGGAATGCGGCCTTGGGAGTCTATGTTTGGCACTCAAGAGTCGCTTATTAAACAGACGCAGATGTTACTGGATAGGCTGCAATGATCGTCCTGCCGTGGCCTGACAAGGCGTTAAGCCCTAACAGCCGTGTGCATTGGGCGCAGAAGGCTAAAGCTGTCAAGAATGCGCGAGGATTCGGCAGGCTGGCAGCGATGGGAGCTAAATACAACGCACAAACATTCGCCGGATACGAAGGCAAGCTGCACCTGTGGATTGACTACTACGCCAAAACGCGCAACTATCCAGATGCAGATAACTGTCTCAGCGCATCAAAGGCGTATCTGGATGGCATTGCCGATGCTTTAGGAATAAACGACCGGAGATTTGTCCATCACCCATTCGTAAAGGACGAGACGCTCAAGGGCGGGAAGGTTGTAATTCGGATAACGAAAGGGCCGGAGGGCTAAATGGCAACTAAGCCAAAACTATCGGACTTCTCCCAACATTGCGGAGATTGCCAGTTCTGCGCGCCGCTAAGAGACGATAAAAAGAGAGTCGGGTGCTATGTAAACCCTCCCGAATTCATTTACGGCGACGAAGATGATAAGCACTATTCAGAGTGTTCCGAAACGTCTGTAAACAGGCCGCACTGCCGACATTTTGTATCACGCGCCACTAACTAAGGGGATAGCATGGCAAGCAATCAAAAAGGCATCACAAACGAGCAATTCATAGACTTATGGAATAAGTTGGGGTCGCCTTCTTTGGTTGCAAAGGCAACGGGAACAAACATCACCAATGTTCACAATCGCCGCGCCAAACTTGGGCTTAAAACATGGAACGACACATCCTCCAGGCGAATCGTCAAAGTATCACATGAAGGCCGGATAAATTACAACATCGAAAACGGATCAATAATCGTATTTTCAGATGCGCACTACTGGCCCGACCAACGAACCACGATGCACAGAGCTTTAGTTTCAATGATACGCAAGCTAAAGCCCAAACTGATTGTTAATAACGGCGATGCGTTTGACGGAGGCACAATTTCCCGCTGGCCGCGTATTGGATGGGATAAAAAACCATCGGTCATCGAAGAGCTGAATGCAGTAAAAGCCGCTCTAGATGAGATAGAATCAGCCGCAAAAGAAGCAAAATGCTCAGACTTAATATGGAATCTTGGCAATCACGATGCTAGATATGAGACAAAACTAGCCGCATCCGCACCTGAATATGAAGGTGTCCACGGATTCCACCTAAAAGACCATTTCCCGACATGGCTACCTGCTTGGGTAACATGGGTAAACGATCAGGTCTGTATCACCCATTATTACCATACCGGAATCCACGCCACCCATAACAACATTGTAAAGGGACAATGCCACTACGTCACAGGGCATACGCATTCCCTCCAAATCCGCCCATGGACTAATGCAAAAGCTGAAACGCTATACGGAGTGGATACAGGATGCCTAGCAGACGCGCTAGGAAGCCATAACGTCGATTACCAGCAGGGCAGACATGGCAACCATCGTTCCGGCTTTGCCGTGCTGACTTTCCGCAACGGACAGCTTTTGATGCCTGAAATCTGCCAAAAGTTCGATGAGGATTCATTTGAGTTTAGAGGGCATATACTTAATGCCGATACAGGGGAGATTATATAAATGGCAAGCATTGACGATCACGCAAGCGATATTGAAGAGCTAGACCGAGACATAGCATTGAAGATGCGCAAGCCGGAACTACCTTTAACTGGTTTTTGCTGGAATTGCAGCGAAGAGACTCATGGGGTATTCTGTAGTCCTGAATGCCAACAAGACCATGAGCAGCGCACTAGATTCAATCGGTGATATGTGGTAGAATGCACAACAGCATCAAGACGCATGGATTATTAGCAACTCCCATGTGATGTGGGAAACGAGAACGGGATTAATCAACCCGCTAGAATCCAGCCGTGTTGGTGTTAATGCGTAGGCTGATACGATAGATTGGTAGCGAAAGCGTCTCTATGTACTCCGACTTGAGGGATTTACCACCCGATGTAAGCGCCGTAAAAGGTGGGACTGCTAGGAACATAGGAAGCGTGCGGGGTAGGCACGAAAGCCAGAGATCAGCACTGGCAACACCAACAACCACAAAGACCGCCGATGCCTCTCTATGATGCACACTTTCGGCGGTTATTTAACAAAGGAGCCATCATGTCTGGAAGAAAAGACGCATACGACCTAATCAAAGATGCAGGATACTGCGTACCAACACTTAACGACGCAACCGGAACAATCTCATTGGATTGCGCTAGTGGTAAATATGAGACAAGCGCAGATATTCCACGGATTGAGGCAAAGAAGGTTGTTTTGGACGAAAATGGTAAACCGCTCCTAGTTCGTACTGTTGGTGACTTCCTTGTCGCCAAACAATCAGACGTTGAAGCTGCTGCAATCTAGGAGATAATCATGGCATGCAAAAAAGGCAAAAAGCCGCCTAAAAAGTAAACTAGCGGAGCCAGCCACTCCTTTCGAGAGTCCACCAGTCAGGACTTAAACGGCATAGCTCGTGAATGCAGGAACCGCTAATTCATTGTCCTGCGCTAACGTAACCAGGGGGCTGGCACTAAACGACACCTCGAAGCTGTGCAATAGACTAAACACTGACTAGACAGATTCTAGGATTGTTGCGAAAATACAACAAATTGCCGCAAGATTGAGAAAAACGCATCAGGACGAAGTAAGGACGAAGATACAGACCTCGGCCTTGATTAAGCGCGTCCAAGATTATGCATTAGGTACTCTTTCCGATGAGGATGTTAGTTCAAATAGGCTTAATGCAATCAAATTGTTGCTTTCCAAGTCTTTACCTGACTTGTCTAGTGTGGAAATAACAGGTGAAGGCGGTGGCGCTGTCGTGCTGACACTAACCAACAATGACGCAAAGCTTTAAGCTCACACCAAAGCAGATACAAGCTAACGAACTTCTGGCAAGTGATGCTACGCATATAATGCTGTTCGGCGGATCAAGAAGTGGCAAGACGTTCGTTCTAGTCCGTGCTGTATGCATGAGAGCTATCAAAGCCGCTAAATCCCGCCATGCAATCGTAAGGTTCAGGTTCAACGCCGTAAAGAACTCGATTGTCCTAGACACCTTCCCAAAGGTGATGGCATTATGCTTTCCAGGCATCAAGTACACGCTAAACAAGTCTGATTGGTACGTCACGTTCGAGAACGGTTCTGAGATATGGTTCGCTGGTCTGGATGACAAAGAGCGAACTGAGAAGATTCTCGGCATGGAATTCGCCACGATCTACCCGAACGAATGCTCACAGATACCTTATAGCTCGATTGAGACAGCAATCACCCGTCTGGCACAGAAGGCAGAGCAGCAGGCAATAGGTAACTTGCCAGCAACGACGCTTAAACCGAGGGTGTACTATGACTGCAATCCACCTCCGAAAAGCCATTGGACGTATAAGCTATTCCGAGAGAAGCGGCATCCAGACACAAAAGAGGCGTTAAAGAAGCCGGAAGATTATGCCTCGATGCAGATCAATCCGATGGATAACACGGACAATCTCGCAGATGGATACCTAGACACTCTCAAGGCTATGTCGGCAAGGGCTAGGAAGCGGTTCCTTGATGGCGAGTTCGCAGACGCTACGCCGAATCAGCTATTCCCAGAAGAATTCATAGACAAATGGAGGGTTACAGATGGCAACCTACCGGATATGGTCAGAGTGGTTGTTGCTGTTGACCCAAGTGGTGCTGACGATGCTGATAATGCTGACAATGATGCTATTGGTATCGTTGTTGCTGGTTTGGGAACTGATGGTAATGCTTATATCGGCCCTGACCTTACGGTTAAGGCTGGCCCTGCAACGTGGGGAAAGGTAGCAACAGACGCTTACGACAGGCACGAAGCTGATGCAATCGTAGGAGAGACAAACTACGGTGGCGCTATGGTTCAGCACGTTATCAAGACTTGCAGACCTAGAACGAACTTTGTTAAAGTGACCGCAAGCCGTGGAAAGGTTCAAAGAGCAGAGCCATTCTCAGCGCTGTATGAGCAAGGAAAGGTTAGGCACGTTGGATACTTGACGGATTTGGAGGATGAATTGGCCGGATTCTCCACTTACGGATACACCGGAGAGCATTCTCCAAACAGGGCAGATGCGGCAATATGGGCATTGGCAGCGCTGTTCCCTGCTATTGTGAAGACTCCGGTGGAGAAGAAAGAGCCGCAGAAGAAGCGCATATCAGGCGCTGGCGGATGGATGGGTTCTTAAAGTGAGAATTAAGGTATATGTTCCTGAGTCAAATAGAACTTACGAATATGTGCTGGATTGGCATGGTTTTTATATGGAGCGAGAGTATTTTAGTACTTCTGACCGGAAGAGATCGCTAGTAAAGTTCAATGTTCCGCAACCGTTCGCTGTTCTAAAGCATATCTTTCTAAAGCGTGGCGTGTACAGAAATAGAGTAATCACCTTGCAATTGTGGTAAATATGCTACAATAACCCGCCCGTCGAGATGACGCGCTTTCCCGTAGCCGGAGCTTTTTATGGTCAAAGACACTGAATCAACCGAGAACGACACTCCAGATCATGAAGCGGATGAATTGCTTGTTGAGGCTAAAGATCGCTACAAGCTAGCAGAGGAGTATTGGGGCGATAACTACAAAGCCGCGATTGATGATATGAAGTTCAGGGCTGGCGATCAGTGGCCTGAAACTGTGAAGGATATGCGGTCTAAGTCAAACCGCCCATGCTTGGTAGTTGACAAAACCAACCAGTATATCCGCCAAGTCGTTAATGATGGCCGCCAGAATCGCCCGTCTATCAAAGTTCGCCCAGTTGATTCAGGCGCTGATGTTGAAGTTGCTGAAGTCTATCAAGGTGTAATCCGCCACATTCTCGAACGATCAAACGCTGACACTGCATTCGACTCCGCTTTAGAGTCTGCTGTTGTTGGTGGTATTGGCTTCTTCCGCGTACTGACTGAATATGCCCATGCTGGCACATTCAATCAAGATATAGTGGTTAAGCGTATCCGTAACCCGCTGCTGGTATTCATTGACCCTAACTGCAAAGAGGCTGACGCTTCTGATATGAAGTGGGCGTTCTTTGTAGATGAGCTTGATAAGGAAGAATTCGAGGAATCCTATCCTGATGCTGAGTTCAAGGATTGGGAGAACTGCAAGGACAAGTACGGCGACTGGAGCGATGGCGAGAAGGTAAGAGTCTGCGAGTATTGGTATGTTGACGAAGAAGATGTGCTGTTCCACTTGCTTGAAGATGGAACGACTACCGAAGATCAGCCTTATCAGCGCGCAATAGAGGCTGGTTATCCCGTTCCTGCGATTGTCGAATCCCGCACATTGAAGTCAAACAGGGTAAAATGGTGTCGCATGACTGGCGCCGAAATCCTAGAACAGAAGGATTGGCTCGGTCAGTACATTCCTATTCTTCCTGTGTATGGAAACGAATACGACATTGATGGGAAGATTAGCTACTCCGGCCTTGTGCGTCCTATCAAAGACCCACAAAGGCTGTATAACTATTCTCGCAGTGCGTTTGCAGAGCGCGTGGCCCTTACACCTAAAGCGCCTTATGTAGCCGCTGCTGGTCAGGTAGAGAATTTCCCTGAGTGGGAGGATGCAAACTCCGGCGATTACTCTGTCCTGCGATACGATCCGATTGATATAAATGGCGTAGCAGTTGGAGCACCGCAGCGTCAATCAGCGTCTGACATTCCTGCTGGCTTTGCCCAAGATATGCAACTAGCAGAGCATGATATTCAGGGCGCAATCGGGATGTATAACGCCAGCCTCGGGCAGCAATCGAACGAGAAGTCAGGCAAGGCTATTCTGGCAAGACAGCGAGAGGGTGATGTTGGCACGTTCCACTATCACGACAATCTGGCTAGGTCTATTCGTCATTTGGGTCGCATCTTGGTGGATTTGATTCCTAAGATATACGACTCATCCCGCGTGGTGCGCATTCTCGGTGAAGATGGTAAAGCCGATAACGCACAAATCGACCCGTCGCAAGAGATAGCCGTGCAGAAGATGGGCGCAAAGTCTATCTATAACCTGAATGTCGGTGTTTATGACGTTGCAGTGAGTGCTGGTGCTAGTTACACCACTAAGCGCCAGGAAGCTGCCGAGGCGATGATGCAGCTAACCCAAGCTAATCCGGCGCTGTTCCAGTTGGTCGGTGACTTGATGATCCGCTCGATGGATTGGCCGCAGGCTGATGACATTGCAGACCGTTTGAAGGCTATGCTACCTCCGCAGATTCAGCAAGCAGAACAGAAGGAAGAGGGGCAACTTCCGCCCGAGGCTTTGCAGGCAATTCAAGGCGCGCAACAGCACATCCAGCAACAAGACCAGATTATCCAGCAGATGCAGCAAGCCCTTCAAGAGAAGCAAAGCGAAGAGCAAAAGATGCAGATTGATGCACAAGTTGCGCAGATGAATGCTCAGAATGCGGCAATGAAGCTACAGATAGACCAATTCAACGCAGAGACTAACCGCATCAAGGTTATTCAGGAAGCGCAGCCAGAGGATAACGGCATCGAAGCGGCCAAGCTACAGATCGAGCAGATGAAGCTTGAGCTGGAAGAGCGGATAGCCAAACTGGACTCTGAAACGAAGATTCTGATTGAGCAGATGAAGATAGCAAACCAACCTGTAAAGCTTGACATTGATCCGCAAATATAAACTGTTGCATTTTTGCAACACTTGATTTAAAGTAAGCGCCACTGGACGCATTCCAGGTTGCCTGTCGAGAGACACGCATATCCCGCAGCCGGAGGAAATGATGGTAGATGTATTTGCAGACCCAGAAGTACAAGCGGAAGTTGCTCCCGTAGAAGTTCAAGACGCAACGCCACCGGAAGAGGAAACGGCCCCCTCTGAGGTTGAAAGTAAACCAGAGCCGGAAGTCAAGCCTGAACGAGTTTTCACCCAGAAGGAATTGGATGAAATCTTGCAGAAACGACTTGCAAAAGAATCTCGCAAGATTGAACGGTATTCACGCGCAGAAGCTGAACTTCGTGTTCTTAAGGAACAGATGCAGCCAAAAGCCGAACCAGTCAATCATGGGGAGCCAAAGCCAGAGCAGTTCAAGGATTACGAGAGTTATATCGAAGCGGTAACCGATTGGAAGGTGGAGCAAAAGTTCAAAGGCTTTCAGGCTCAAAGTGAGCAAGAGCGCCAGAGACAAGAGCAAGCCCAACATGAGGCAAAGCTGCGAGATAACCTGAACAAAGCAGCAGCGAAGTACGAAGATTTTGAGGATGTGGTTACTAACCCTGAAATTCCTATCACGCTCGCAATGCGTGACGCGATTGGGGAATCAGACATAGGCGGAGACATTGCCTATCACCTCGGGACTAATGTGCAAGAAGCTGTACGCATCGCTAATTTGTCGCCTATTGCGCAAGTGAGAGCGATTCTCGACCTTGAATCAAAGCTGAAAGCTCCAAAGAAAGTAACAACGGATGCCCCTGCTCCGATTGTCCCGAATGCTGGTAAAGGGAAAGTAGCAAAAGACCCCGGACAGATGACGGATGCGGAATATGCCAAATGGCGCAGATCAGGCAGAGCTTAAACACATATAAAGGAAAAGAATCATGGCTAATACATTGAAGTTCATTGATATGGTTGCGCGAGAAGCCCTCGCCGTAGCCCACGAAAAAGCCCAATTCATCGGGACTGTTGATCGTCAGTATGACGACTCGTTTGGTAAGTCTGGCGCTAAAGTAGGCTCGACTCTCCGTGTTCGCAACGCAAACCAGTACACCGTCCGTTCCGGTTCGCGTGTGATGGACGTTCAAGACCAGAACGAAAGCACTCAAAATATCACTCTGGCAACTCAGACTGGTGTGGATATGCGCTTTAACTCTGCTGAGTTGGCTCTGGATACTGACAATCCGAACGAAGTGGCAGCTTTCACCAAGCGTTATATCGAGCCTGCCGCATCGGTGCTCATCTCGAAGCTGGACTCCGACTTCTTGGCTACCGCTACCAAAGCTACTTACAACGTAGCTGGTACTGCTGGCACTGCGATTACTTCTCTGGTTGCGCCTGGTGCGGCCCGCGCGAAGATCAATCAAGGTCTGGCTCCGAAGGGTGACCGATACGTTCAGATGGACTCGGTGACTATGGGTGGTTTGGTCAACGGTGTTGCGGCTTACTTCAACCCGTCTGGCGCAATCGAGAAGCAATACCGTGAAGGTCTGGTGGCGCGCACCTCGATGGCTGACTACTACGAGAACGAGCGTATCTGGACTCTGACAAACAGCGATGATGTGACTGGAAACACTGATGCTGCTGCGCTGGTTACAGATGGCGGTTCCACCGTTGATATGCATACTCTGGTTCCGGTTGCCAAGCAATCTGTCGGCCAAGTGTTCACCATCGCTGGTGTGTATGCCTGCCACCCGGAAACCAAGGCGGCTTATCCGTTCCTGCAACAGTTCG